TTTATGAAACAATTAAATTTATTACATTAAAATTAAGTCATAAAAAAGCCCATTCTTTGAATGGGCTTTTTTGAATCTTGGTAGGTATATCCAGACTCGAACTGGAGACCTCTACGATGTCAACGTAGTATCTTAATAGCAAAAACAATAGCTTATTTTAATATGGGACAATCTTGGTCTAAACGTGACTTTATCCACAAGTCTTTGAATCCTTGTGTAAGTTGATTATATCATCTATTTTGATTGAAATAGAGGGGAAAATATAATGGAACAACCACACATTTACTGTGATAGAAAAATTATTAAGTGCTCTGTATGTAGAGCATGGGATGACTATAGCTTTAATGATACTCAGCACTTTTCCATTATTGCTGCTGCGGAAGGTAAACAAACTCGTGGACTCTACTCCATAGAGAGTATTAAGTGTAAAGAATGCAATAAGGTAGCCAAGAACAATCAGGATCCCTATTTTTATTATTGAGGAATTTATATGAGAACATGGACTTACTTTTATATAGAGCACACGATTCAAAAAGGAAGTATTTTTAAGAAGGAGCTTGGATGGGGTTTAAAGAAGTAATATTTTTACTTACAGCTCAATTAAGAGCAAATATATTTTAATTTCATAGAGGAACAATATGATGAAAACATATAAAATTGATAATAATATAATTGAAGAAAATAATGGAACAGCTGTAAATATTGCTGGAAGTGAGGGTGGTGTAGTTGCTGATAGCAAGTTTTATAATAATGGATCTGCATTAAATATCACTAATGCAACAGGAACACATGTAATTTCGGGCAATCATTTTAAGGGGAATCATAATGCTATCAGCATTTCCTTTGCTGATCCTTTGTTAGAAAGGCTGAGTCTGCCTCAAAATACAAATATGGAAGAATTAATTACTTTGTTAAGAACCTTACAGCAAGCCCCAGAAGAGCAGCGAAAAAGTATTATTTCAAATAGTTTTTTATCCACACTCAATAACTTGACAGGGATCGCTAATAATATTTTACAAGCCTTACCACACCTGCCCCAATTTTAATATAAGTACAGTAAAACATACCCCCACATTCGCATTCGTTGTAATTGAATGAGCTGTGCAGTCAGTGCTTGGGGGCTTTGCGCATTCACAATATTGATTATTTATTAAAGTAAAAAACAAAGCCCTCATTAGAGGGCATTATTTTATTTAATTGGGAAACTAATTTATTAATTCCGCTGCTCGTACTCGATTAAAACCTTGGCCACAGCCTTAGCAGCCAACCAGTAGCACGCATTAAATCGGGCAAGTTCATTTTCATTGGAAATAAAGCCAAGCTCTACAATCAAGCCACCGGCATTCACGTATGCCAGACGGCCACGCGCGGATCTGGACTGATCAATCCAGCCATTATCACCGCGTAAGCGACTGCCCAATGCATCTGCTACAGCTTTGGATAAATCTTGAGCTAGTTTCTTGTCTTTCGGCAATGCAATTGTTTCAATGCCATTCGCCTGTTTTGATGCTGCAGCATTCATATGAAATTCCACCGCAACTGATGAGCCTTGAATCAACTTTACTGCAGCTGAGAGCGGGTCGTTCTTGGTGCCCGTACCATCGGTTTTGACCTGTAATCCAGCCTCACGCAAATAATGAGTCACCGCATTGCGGAAATTGACGACCAGATCGGCTTCTTTGATTTTGCCGTTTACTGCACCCGGGTCGGTATTACTATGGCCAGCTGTAACTGTGACAAAACCTAAGGACTGATTGTGTAATTGTGGCTGTGCAATTTTACGGCCTAACCAGCTTAGAGCTGGCAATACAGTCCCAATAATAAAAGGCGCATATTGTTCAGGGATAAAATTAAAGTCTAATGCCCACTGAATAACTAAAACTGCAAGCATTAAAAAAGCCCCCAGTAGTGGGAGCTTTACGGATAAGTACTGAAGTGCACTTTCTTGGATTAATTTCATTTTTCCTCTCTCATGTTTCGTTCATAAAGTTTGTTGCGGATTTCTTCAACCGTTCTTAAAAGTTGGTCGGATTGTTTTTCAAGAACTTGGATGGACTGGCTATTTGCCATTGTCTGAGTGTTCACTGTGTCAGTCTTGGCGGTTTGATTATTCCAGGTGACAGCAAAGGCCCCAATTAATGCAATGCCACCCCACCGAACCAAATTGGTCACACTATCGATCTTGGTTTTACTTTCATTCAGCACCCGGATCTGAAGATCGATTTCCTTAAATTTTGGATCGATCTCATTTCGGACTTGCTTGATCTCGCTTTTGAAGTTTGACTTGGCTCGATCCAGATCATCCTGCAAGTTGTCCCGAGTCTGAGTTAAGTCATTCCGGGTTTGCTGATGTTCTTTGTTGAGTTGCTCTAACTGCATATTCATGCGGTCAAGCTTTTGGGGCATTTCAGCTAACTTATCCATGCTTTTAGATATGTCATTGATCTTGTCTGAGATGGCAAGAAGCTGCCCTGCTGTCGCTACTGGTGGATCAGATGAGTAGTCATTCGACATTGTGCCCCCTAAATTTTGGTAATAAAAAAGCACCCGAAGGTGCTATAAATTAATTGCTTCAACCTGTTCTTTTGTTTCAGCTTCAAAGATTAGTTGTCTTGCAATACGTCCTCTTTCGTGAGCGCTTGCAATATGAGCTTGTAATGCTGCATAGAGTTGCTGTAGTTGTGATGCGCTTAGCTCAACCGTTGTATTGTCTGCCAGCGTCCAAACTTGATCTACACCTGCAACCGCGGCTCCCATAATGCGACCTTGAGAAACCTGATCTGAATCATAAACACCACCTTCAAACTCAAATCCACCGAACTCAAGTAGATCACGCAATGATTTAATCTCAGCCCATCTCTGGGCTTTGATTTCATCCAAGGTGCGCGGGTCGATCCATTGTTTGATTGAATAGTCGAATCTCGAATATCCATTTGGCGATGGAGGTATGGTGACCCACTCGCCCAATTCAAAACTCCAGTAGCTTCGGATACTGGGCTTATCTCCTAATATTGCAGATTGCCCTTCGTGCAAATTAGCCTCGATAAAGCTTTTTGTACCACTCATCAAGGTTACAAGCTCTCCTTGGGAGGTTACGACACAGTATTGTTGATTACTCTCCATTACTTTTTAATTCCCAATGTGATAAATGAAATGCCGCCTGTCTTTGTTACCGAGGCGCTGTTTCCAGAAACAGAAATTTTAACGTAGATAGTTGGATTGTTGGATGCCGCAACAATCATAACGGGAATCGCTTGCGGCCCAATGCCCAACTTAGCCGGGGCATCTACCAAGGTATTGACATAACCACCGCCGCCGCCTTCATTCTCTTGCCAAACCATCTCATAGCGTCTTCCGCCTACGGATCTGCCTAGTGATCGTACTTTGGTACCTCCTTGATAGATAGCAGCCTCAAGAGAGCCATCTCTATTAGGGCACTCTGCTGATACGTTAATGGTGTAGGTATCCACCACAGGCACTGCCTGTACGAATACGATAACCGCTTGTCCTGACGAGATGCCTGTAAGTTGTATTTTACCCAACTCGACAGAAGCACCATTGGCTATAGAGTTAGAACCTAACGCCGTGTAGTCTGTTAGATAAGACGGCACAGTTACCGCATTGTCTTTAATCTTCAGGGTATCTACCTGCAAATCTCCGATCTTAGCTGTAGTGATAGCCGCATTTGCAATCTTGGCAGACGTAACAGCTAAGCTATCAATCTTCGCAGTAGTGATCGCCGCATTTGCAATCTCAGCGCTCGTTACAGCCAAAGCTTTAATATTGGCCGCATCAATAGATGCGTAATCAATAAAAGCAGATTTGAGATAAGCCCCGACTGGAAACACCGTACCCGTAACAGGATCAGTAAAAGGCGTATTGCGGAAAATGAATGGGTAGTAAGGTGTACTTCCTGCGCTTGCCGGCCCTGCCAACGCAAACGAGTTAGCACGAATAACAAAGTTGCTGTAATTCGCACCTCCGCTCTCTTCAACCGCTAAGCCGTAAGATGAAATCACACCGCCACTATCAAGCTTGATTGTGTGCTGCGCTTTAATCTTACTTTCAGTCAGAACAAGTGAGTTTAGCTTCGCTTTATCTGCTGTGATTTGTGCAACCTGCGAAGAAATAGCGGTTTTCTGTGCATTTGCATCAATTTTTGCAGCGTTTAGCTCTGCGATTTGGCTTGTATAAAGATCAATTAATTCCTGATTTTTATCTGCCTTTGCCTGCTCTGCTGTGCGCTTACTTGTTATCTCAGCAATTCTTGCATCATAGCTATTTACTGCTGAAGTGAGTGCTGCGGCTTGCCCTTGCAGCTTAGTGATATCTTCATCAAGTCGAGCTTTTGCAATCTCATTCTTGAGCTTGTTTAAATCACCAACAGCATTCACAACCTCAATGCTTGTCTGCTGACCATCCACATAACCTTGAATTGTCTTGATCTCACCGCCGATTGCATCAAGCCTGTCAGTAAAAACACCCTGCTCAAGCTTAATGGTTGCGATGTTCTCAGTTGCAGTATCCGCTTTATCAAGAGCCTCTGTTGCCGTATCTTGAGCTGCTTTTGCTGCTGCTGCTGCATCGGTTGCAGCCTTGTCGGTGACAGCAACCCATGCTGACCCATTCCAGCGCTTCGGTGTGTTTAGCCCTCCTGTTGTGTCAATCCATAAGTTTTGAGATAGGCGCTTTGTTGCTGCGGGAGCGGTTGAGCTAAAAATAACTTCACCCTTATTGCCTGCTGCTGTAGCTGCTGCACTGGCTGCTTGCTGCGCTGCATTGGCTACTGCGGTCGCAGCATTCGCTTTTTCAGTTGCATCAAGTTTGGCTGCTGCAAGTGCTGCATCTGCCTTGTTTTTTGCATCTAAAGCTGCCGCTGCTTTTGCTGCTGACTCCGCTGCATTGGCTTTTGATGTAGCGTCATTTGATGCTGCTGCCTTGGCTGCATCCGCTTCGGCTTTCGCTTTAGCATCTGCATAGGTTTTTGCGGCTGCTTCTGCTGCGGCTGACTTGGATTGCGCATCCTGAACAGCTTGATCTGCTGTGTCTTTCGCAGTCTTTGTGCTTGCCTGAAGTGTATCGAACCGACCAGCAAAAGATTCATTGTCACTTGCTCGCGCAATTTCCAATGTCACAATGGCTGCTTTGTTTCCATCAACATCAACTTTTAAAGTATTGATACGAGCAGCAAGAGCGTTATCTTCTTCAGCACGTGCATAAGCCTCAGTTTGAACCAAAGCCTTAGTGTTGCCAATTTCAGCAACAGTGGTATCAATGCGCTGACTTAAAGCCATGTCATTTTCAATCACTGCTGATTGTAAAGTCCATGTCCCCGCAAGACCTGTTGACCCAATAAAACCCTCTGTCGAGCCAATCATGTCGGGGTACACTTGGGCATATACACCATCAAGCCGCGTGGTGTTTGCATTAACTTTGTCGTCAACTTCAGCAATACTGGCGTTGGTTTGAGTTAATGCTCCTGTACTGGCTTTGGTTCCAAGTTCGGCAGTAATTTCCTCAATCTTGAGTGCATTCGCGTCTGACTTTGATGCTGAAGCGGTTGCTTTTTCTAGCGCACTCGCTGCTCCTGTTGCTGCTGTATCCGCCGTGTCTGCTGATTGCTCTGCAACTGCCTTAACTTCGGTCACAAGGCTTGATAGTGCTCTTGTGTCATCAATCGCAATCTCGGCTTTTTGCAAAGCACTTGCTGAATTGAAAAGAGCATTGCCCGCTTCATCTTCCGCAACCTGTACCCGACCATCAAGTGCTTGAGTTTTTTCAATCGCTAAAGATGAGTCAGTTAATGCAATTTCAAGACTATCTTGAAAACTAGCAAGCGCATTGTTATTACTGAGCTTGTAAGTATCCACATAGCCATAGATTGCAGTTTCACCATTTTGACGATCTAAAACTTCTTGCGTTAAACCATCATCAAGATCATCAATCGCGGTAATGCGCTGCTGTCTTTCCAGTGCCAATTCATCGCTGATTTGATCTGATTGAGTTTGTACTGCTGTGATATTGTCAATCAAATTACCGATATCACCATCAAGACCCGCAATTGTGTCGATCTTATCAATCTTGGTTTGCAGGTTTTGGTGTAATTGCGACTCGGTAATTTTACCTGACAAAATATCAAGTACCGCGCTTGCATCTGCTGACGTTGTAGCACTGACCCAATTCGACCACGGGCCGATATTCCCGATTCGATCAATCAAGCGCCCACGGAAAAAGCGGGTTAAGTTTGGCTGCATGCCTTGAATGATGTGGCTATTTGTTGGGTATGCGAAAAGCCCAAGTTGCGCAGCATTGGCACCATTTGTAGTGCTTGCAATCTCAATTTCCGTATAAGCAGTATCGAGCGCACCAGTCGCAGGGAAGTTCCAGTTTAAACGGTAGCCAAACAAGATGCCTGTCGCTGCAATATTAGCTAGGGCAGGTGGTAGACCTTGCTTGCCTGACAAAGTTGTGAGCATTGAGTAAGTCGGCAAAGATGCAACGTCAAACGCTGAAATCGCAGTAACACGCGCTTCATAATTGCCAGAATAAATGCCCTGTACTTCTACCGAGTTACTACCCGTAATTGGCAATTTAATCCAACTACCATCATCTTTACGCCATTCAACTTGATACTTTGTGGCACCTTGCGCTTGATCCCAAGCAATCACCATGGTTTCAATAGATAGACCTTGCTGCACCATGTTCTCGGACGAAATCAAAACATTGGTGACAGGTGCCTGAACAGTCGGATTGATAATTGAAATCGGACGTTCATCAATGAAAGCACCAAAGTCGATTGCATCATATTTTGCTGACTCGTATTGCAAGCCTGTAATTGAAAACTGATGTTTGTCATCTTGAGTGATACTCATGACGCGAAACTTCATTGTTTTTAAGTCTTGCGCATCAACGACCCAAACATTTTCCGCAGCAACAGAGTCGAACGCCACTGTGACTGTGACTTTGCGCCCAATTTTTGATGACACAATTCGAGCTTGCGCCTTGCCATTCTCACCGTTTACGACAAGCCGATCACCTGCACGGCATACAACGTCATCACGATCCAGAGTAATGACTTTGCGATCAGCGCTGACAGCAGAAATACGACCGCCATTGGCACGACCTGCAAATAACTCGTCTGCAATTTCAATTACACGGCCCGGCTGTGGAATATAGCCATCAAGACCGACCTTAAAAGATACGGTTCGGGTTTCTAGTTGCTCAGACTTTAACGCCCAAAGCCCTGCACGCTGCGCTTGACCCTCAGAAGTACAACCCCATGCGTCAATCTCGGCAATACGCACACCGAGCTTTGCGATAGCCGCTTCATCACGAACATAGACATATTCTGTTTTGTAGTGGTTTGCAGGGTTATCCCAAGCCACTTTTGCAACGGTATGTCGATCACGCGCACGGGTGCCTGAATATTCAAACAGACCATCGATAACATTGGCGCGAGTGTAAGTAAAGTAAGTGTCTTGTGGAATATCAGCATCACAAACAATGGAGTTTCCATCCCAATAACTGATGGCACGGAATACCCCGGCCAATTTACTCAAAATGGTATAAGCATCTTCGGTTGATTGCAGATACACATTACAAGTAAAACGCGGCTCCTGACCGCCTTTGCCGTCATCAATCATTTGGTCGCAATACTGTGCAAGACGATACAAAGACCACTTGTCTAGCATTGCAGATGTTAAGCGGTCACCCAAGGCATAGCGTTTTGCGGTGCAAATATCATAATAAATCCATGCTGGGTTGTTCGTGTAGGCGCGCTTAAATGTGCCATCCCACATCCCCGTATAAGTACGCGCTACCGGATCATAATTTGATGGAACCTGAAGTTTGATACCTTTTAAGTCAATTGCGACTTTTGCAACATTGGAAAAGGTTTCAGCATCATATTGCAGGCCAAGCAAAGCGGTATTTGGATAACTGAGTTTTAGATCAATGACCTCAGTCAGCGCATCCACATACATCTTGTCACTG